AGGAAACAGCAAAACAGGCAATGGGGCCAACTGAAGTGCTAGAAACGCCTCTGGCGGTCTATCTTTACTTCAGGCTACCTATCCCTAAGTCATACCCTAAAAAGCGCTTGGAGGCCTGTTTAAGGGGCTTGGAGAGGCCAACCAAGAAACCAGACATAGATAACCTGGCGAAATCTGTGCTTGATGGCCTAAACGGGATCGTTTACCTGGACGACGGGCAGATTGTTAGCCTCCATGTGACTAAGGTCTACTCATCCGCGCCTGGGGTTGATGTACTGGTGAAGGAAGAACTGCCATGAACCATGTAGCAAATTGGAAGCATCAATACCTAAAGCCTGGGCAGATAACCGCCGTGTACCCTGTCACTGGTGAGCCATTTATCGGCAGGGTTGACCGTGTGCGGAAAAACAAGTACGGGCGCGTTTCCTATGAAGTAAACGGGCGCATGGTGATGGCTGAGGAATTGTTCCCGGGTCAACAGCAGGAAAAGCTCAAGATACCCTACACAGCAAACTTGTAAACAGCCTATCAACAAAAACGGCCCCGAAGGGCCATTCTTACCGCTTGCCTAGGATGATCCTAAGCAGCAGGGCTAGTCCAGCATAGAGCATATGGAGGCCTCAATTTGTTCGATGATGGTTGGATCAAGCACCGGCAGGATATCCAGCCCGTGCACCTTGGCTGACATTAGGTAGGCTACTGCTGGCCAAGCTGGGCCGCATGTCGCTGATTCAGGGTCAGGGTTTGCGGGTTCGCCCGGGTCATACTCAAGCTCACAGTCAAGCTCGATGCCTGAGCCAGCAGAGTAGGTGTGCTGAATGGTTCGCATAATCAAGCCCTCCAGACGAGCAGATCAGCGAAAAGCACGGCAATTGCCAGCAGGTAGACGATTCCGAGAATGATTCGATGTGACATGATTTCTCCAGATGGATTTCAGATGGATTTCAGATGGATTTCAGATGGATTTCAGATGGATTTCAGATGGATTTCAGATCAACACTTTATGCATAGGCCGTCCAGTGTGACGACTCAAAAAGTGGCTTTTCGGCGATCTTTGCCACAGGTTTCATGCGGTATGCGCTTGCGAAAGAGTAAATGCGTATCGAGGGCTCACCTGATCCCATGCTGACCTTTTTACGCATGGCCTCGCTTCTATAGCTGCCCAGCAAGGGTACGCATTTACCCTGCATGAACTCGGTTTCCTGACGATCTTGTCCAATCTCACGGATTTCCACCATCTGACCAAAAACGGCAGTAACCTCGTAAAAATCGATGTTGGTCTGATCGTACCCCCAGGAACAGCGGAAAACGTCCCCGACCTTGACATCATGGGGCGCGCTGCGCTGGGCCTTGTGCTTGGCCTTGCGATCTTCCCAAGACATCAAGCCCGCCAGGGTTTCGGCGATCTTGGCATCAAGACGGGTCAAGTCTTGAAATCGGTAGTGCCAATCAGGTTTAGAGCGCTTACCGCCGAAGGCCATTGCAACGATGCGCGGGCTTGTGCTGGCGTAAACCTCGAACCCGAAGCGCTCATCTTTGGCGTAAAGGGTATAACCGGAAGGGATATAACGCGGATTTTTCATGCTAAATGCTCCAAAAAGACCCCGAAGGGCATAAGTGCAACAGCGCACCCCATAGCACCCAGTTGATGCTACAGGGTAGGTTATCGCGGGTAATTCTTGCAAAAAAATCTATTGCCGAATTCATCGGAGTAATAAGTGTTTTCCGATCCAATATCTGTTATTAAAATTGAACCCAGCGAAAGCCAGATTTGTGCGGTTTTTTCCTCTATCTCTGTTATTTTGGGCAGCTGGTTTTTAGATTTTGTGTCCATGATGTTTCCTTAAAAGACCCTGATGGAATGAGCGCCCCGAAGGGCACGGGATTGATTACAGAATTACAGAATCGGCTATTACCCGAATTCGTAACTTTAGGTTGTAGCTATTTCAAAAAGACTAAATTCATTGTTTGCAAAACGGCTCTGAAAGTGATCTAGGTCATCTTCTGCCCATATAGGATTAGATGGGAGTGCTTTGCGGGGGCTATCCTCGCAAGTGACAATCCGGCCATTGTTGGCACAGAAAACTGGCTTCCATCCATCGGCGGTTTTAACGTGTAGTTTTTTCATGTCGATTTTTCCTTAAAAGACCGCTTGCGAATTGCTGCGGCATGAAGGTATTGTATAGCTACCTATACGCCAGGGAATAGGGACAAACCCTAATAAGCACCTAGGGGAAACCCTTAGAATCAGCAGCCTGAACAATCAACCAAGTTAGTGGGGACTAATGGCTAGACCGTGCCGTCACGATACCGTCAACTTCACCCGCATCCTGACCGACGAGCAGCGGGAAATCCTACTGGCTGCTGGTGATGGCGACCTGACTGTAGGGTTCAATGAGTGCCTGTCGCTCTGGGTCTCGATCAACCCCATCAAGGCCAGCTTCTGTGGGAATGTTTCACGTGAAACACCAGCAAGGGCAAGCAAGGCTAAGTCCCCAGGAAAAGCACCATCCGTCCCCCTCGACCCCATGCAAAATTTGCATAACCCTATGCATCCTCCGCATAAGGGTTAACCCTGTGTTGTATTTACGCCACTGTTGTATTTACGCCACATTAGGGTAAACCCTGTGTTGTATTTGTGCGACAGGTTGATAGGGGGGGGGAGGGTCAGCTTCGGTGTGAGAAATTTGTGGGTGCCTCCACCATTCCGAAAAAGTGGATTTGACCTTTGCCAACATCGTGATCCTGCTGGCGAAAAAAAGTGGATTGTGCTGATTGGGGGAGAAGAAAGAACAGGGACCCGTAGAGGGTGTGTCCTTTTTCAAGGGAGCCTCTCGTTTATCTAGACTATGCCTTGGTGGCACCTGAGTCGCTTGCCCCGTTCACCTAGCCTGCGGTGTCTCACGACATTGGCAGGGGGCTACTAAAAACTCACCCAGTTCGTCACGTTTATCCTACTTGGTCGGCTCAACCGCATAGAGGGGTGGGTCATGCCCCCGTGTGCTTTGACTGTATCATGGTTTACCCTATTGGGGAATACGATAGTTTGCTATACAATCTTGGCATGGGATATCGACCTCCTGCTGTTTTGCCAAAGACTGAGTACCAGCGACTCAAAGAGTTGAAGAAGATGCTGGTTGAGTCTAAGGGCGAGGCTGTCGTCAAGAAAGTGATTGACATTGCCATGAATGACGATCATCCTCAACAGATGGTCGCGCTCAAGATGTGCATGGAAAGGGCATTGCCTGTCAGCCTGTTTGAGAAGACCAGCGCACAGCGTAGTGCTGTCAACATCACCATCTCTGGCATCGGTGTACAGGTTGGTGAAACCATCGAGGCTGAGGACGTAGAACCCAAATATGAGTGACCTGAACTTCTCACTACTTCCCTGGCAGCAAGAGGTCTACGCAGACCCTACCCGCTTCAAAGTGATTGCTGCTGGCCGTAGGTGTGGGAAGTCCAGGCTGGCAGCTACCATGCTAATCATTGAGGGTTTACGTTGCCCTCCTGGCTCTGCCGTGCTGTACGTCAGTCCCACTATGGGACAGTCGCGCCAGATTGTCTGGGACTTGCTGCTCGATCTTGGCCGCGAGATCATCCAGACCTCAAACGTCAACAACCTGGACATTACCCTGATCAACGGGGCCAGGATCTACGTCCGTGGCGCAGATCGCCCTGATACGCTGCGTGGTGTGTCTCTTACCTTCGCCGTGCTGGACGAGGTGGCCGACATCAAGCCACAAGCCTGGGAACAGGTTATCCGCGCATCTTTGTCGGATAAAAAGGGCAAAGCGATCTTTATTGGCACCCCAAAGGGCCGTAACTGGTTCCATGACCTGTGGAAACTTGGTCAGGATGGCACGGATTCTGACTGGAAGTCTTGGCACTTCACGACCAAGGACAACCCGCTGATCGACCCTGCCGAGATCGAGTCGGCTAAGAAAACCCTGTCCAGCTTTGCCTTCAAGCAGGAATATCTGGCCTCGTTCACCAATGCTGGCTCGGATGTCTTCAAAGAGGAGTGGATCAAGTACGGGGAAGAGCCGCAGTTCGGTTCCTACTTTGTGGCTGTTGACTTGGCTGGCTTTGAGGAGGTTGCCAAGCAGGCTGCAAACTCCAAAAAACGACTGGATGAGACTGCTATTGCCGTTGTAAAGGTCACGGATGACGGAAAATGGTTCGTCCAGGAGATTGATCACGGGCGCTGGGACATCCGGGAAACTGCTTCCAGGATCCTGATCAAGATGCGGGACTATCGACCATTGAGCGTCGGGATTGAACGCGGGGCGTTAAAGAACGCGGTTTTGCCGTATTTGAGCGATTTGATGCGGAAGAATAATGTGTTTTCGCATATCGTCGATTTGACGCATGGAAATCGCAAGAAAACGGATAGAATCGTGTGGGCGTTGCAAGGCCGGTTTGAACACGGCAGAATTGTGCTCAACCAGGACGAAGATTGGGATACTTTCGTAGACCAGCTTTTGCTATTCCCTGCAACCGGGGTTCATGACGACCTCCCTGACGCACTCAGTTACATCGATCAGATGGCAATAACTAGCTACTTTGAACAGGAAGAGAGCGACTGGGAGCCGATTGATGTGATTTCTGGTGTTTAACAAACGGAGGCTGAAATGGCAAGTGCTTATAAACGTGGTAAGTCTGGATTTTACTCAGAAGCAGACGAGGCAAAAGCTGATCAAATTGCTCGAATGGAGCGCAGGGTGTCTTCAGATGCTCTGAGGCGCAAAATGGGTGGCGAATCTGGCATAGTAATGACGCCATCTGAGGTCGATGCTAGAGAACGTTCTGCTAAGGCAAATTATCTTGAGAATCTTAAAACTCAAGAAGGAAGAGCTTTGAATAAGAAAAACGAGGAATTCGTCCGTTCTGTTGATCTGCCACGCGCCAATACGCGAGCTCAGTATGATGCTGAGAGAGCGGCTGGAGATCCTTATGCTCTATCCATGTCTTTTGAGCAATGGAAGAATCTTGATTGATTGATGGGAGTCTCGCCATGGAGCAAAACGAGTTCTACGAGCCGACAGAGAACGATAAAGAGCTGACGGCTTTTATCGTAGACCATTGCGACCGCTGGCGCGACTACCGCAATACCAATTTTCTGGATTCCTGGCTGGAATACGAGCGCATTTTCCGTGGCGAATGGGCTGCGGAAGACAAGGTGCGCGATTCTGAGCGCTCCCGCATCGTAACCCCAGCTACTCAGCAAGCCGTCGAAACGCGCCATGCGGAGATCATGGAGGCAATCTTCGGTCAGGGCGAGTTCTTTGACATCCAAGACGACATCCGTGACGTAAACGGCAATCCGATTGATGTTGCCATGCTGAAAAATCAGCTCATGGAGGACTTCAAGCAGGACAAAATCCGCAAATCCATCGACCAGATAGAGTTGATGGCTGAAATCTACGGCACCGGCATTGGCGAGATCATCGTTAAGACCGAAAAGATCTTTGAGCCTGCCACACAGCCTATTCCTGGTCAGGTTGGTCAGGCTGCCATCGGCGTTGTAGAGAAAGATCGCGTTGCTGTCAAGCTCAACCCGATCAATCCTAAGAACTTCCTGTTTGACCCCAACGGAACGTCCATTGACGACTGCATGGGCATTGCGATTGAGAAGTATGTCTCCATCCACAAGGTCGTGGAGGGGATGGAAAAGGGCATTTATCGTAAGGTCAACATCACTCCGACTTACGAGGATAGTGACCTTGAGCCTACGCAAGAGCCGAGCCAGTACCAAGACGAGAAGGTTCTGCTGCTGACGTACTACGGGCTGGTGCCGAAAGAGTATCTGACGGAAGAGGATACGGAAACTGTTGAATTGTTCCCGGATGATTCAGCGGTGGAGGACTACACGAACATGGTTGAGGCCATTGTCGTGATTGCCAACGGGTCGCTGCTGTTGAAGGCAGAAGAAAACCCGTATATGATGAAAGACCGCCCTGTCATCGCCTACCAAGATGATACGGTGCCCAATCGTCTGCTGGGCCGTGGGACTGTTGAGAAGTCCTACAACATGCAGAAGGCTATCGACGCTCAGGTTCGCAGCCATCTGGATTCTCTGGCGCTCACGACTGCGCCTATGATGGGCTTGGATGCCACCCGCTTGCCTCGTGGCGCTCGATTCGAGGTCAAGCCTGGAAAAGCCTTCATGGTCAACGGCAATCCTGCCGAAATCATGTACCCATTTAAGTTCGGACAGACCAGTCCAGAGAACCTGCAAACTGCTAAAGAGTTCGAGCGGATGCTGCTTCAGGCAACTGGTACGCTGGACAGTCAAGGCATGGTTAGCAACGCACAGCGTGATGGCGCTGGCATGTCGGCTGCTGTTGCCACGATCATCAAGAAGTACAAGCGTACTCTGGTGAACTTCCAAGAGGACTTCCTGATTCCCTTCATTCAGAAGTCAGCGTTCCGCTACATGCAGTTCGATCCAGAGCGGTATCCTAGTGTGGATTTGAAGTTCATCCCGACTGCTACGCTTGGCATCATTGCTCGTGAGTATGAGCAGCAGCAGTTTATCGGCCTGCTTCAGACGCTTGGGCCGAATACTCCTGTCCTGCCGCTAATCCTCAAAGGCATCCTGAATAACTCTAGCCTGTCTAACCGCTACGAATTGATGGCTGCATTGGATCAGATGTCGCAGCCGAATCCTGAAGCACAGCAGTTGGCTCAACAACGGGCGCAATTGGAGTTGCAGGCTATGCAGGCTCAGGCTCTTGTCAATGCTACACAAGCAGAACAGAATCGGGCTGAGGCACAAAAGCTCTTGACAGAAGCTCAATTGATGCCTCAAGAAGTTCAGGCCAAGGTCATTGCATCGACAACCAAGAATCTGCCCACTGGTGGGGAATCTGCTGAATTTGACAAGAGGGTCAAGATCGCCGAGTTGATGCTCAAAGAGGCAGACATCAAGAACAAGACCAAGATCGTTGAGTTGCAGATGGCCGACAAGCTATCGGCAGCAGCAAAAACTGAGGATGATTTCCTCTCACAGCTCACAGAAGGGCTGAGATATGCCTAACGTCAAAGACCTGATTCGCAAGATTGAGTCTGGTGAGATTTCCTATGAGGAAAAGCTCGCCGCTTT